CAAAAAATACAGCATTTTAGTGACAGTCATGACGACTATTATTTCATGCTTTCAAAAAACAAAGATTTTGATCATACATATAAATTATTAGTATTTGAATCAACTGTATGTAAGGTGGACCAATTGACTTGGACAGAATCCAAATCAAGTAAGGCTTGGAATGGAACAGGAAAATTTGTAGCTACTATAGGTAAGGCAATGAGTTCGCAACTGTGGACTACATTACCTCTTAATATGATTGCTCACAGTTTAGATATTGACTGTAGATAATCGCTCATTACACAAATCAACATATTTGTCGTTAATTTCAAAGGCAATGAAATTAATGTTTTCTTTTTTTGCTGCAACACATTCACTACCAGAACCAGCGAATGGAACTACCATAAGTGTTTCTTCCCCTGGTCCATTTCTAGACGCCTTAATTAATTTTTCACATAGAGCCAATGGTTTTTGCGTTGGATGATCAACACGCTCCTTTTTCCCTGCTCCTCCAGCAAGTGCTGAGATTTTAATAACATCGCGAGGAAGAGCTCCATTTTCATGTGCGTTATAGGTAGTTTCTTGTGTGCCATTGCTAAATCTACCCTTAGTTGCCTTTCTAACCTTGCCTGCAGCATTTTTTAAGAATGTGTCTGTATATGGTTCTCTTACATCGTCTCGGTTGAATACTGGTTTTTCCTTGTAACAGCATAAGATACTTTCATGGGTTCTTTGCCAAAATTTAAGCGAGGGTGTCACTTTATTTGTGTAGTGCCATACAATCCAGCGCACATTGATATTTATTCTAACGCGAATAAATGCCAAAATTTCGCTAAATCCATATATATACAAAGTACCATGTGGTTTTAGAATACGGATACATTCACTAATCCATTCATCACACCAAATTAAATATGCGTCCATTTCTTGTTTGTCGCTATTGTTCCCAAAATCCTTGCCTATATTATAGGGTGGGTCGCAAATTACAATATCAACGCTATCATCGTCTATTTTTTTCATACCTTCAATACAATCTTCATTCACAACTCGTTGCGTTTTACTGGATTGTTCTGTAGTAACTGTATTTTTTATATTTTCCATAATCACCTTTCCATCACCGGATGTATCTAGGGTATCCATAATAGTTTTTTCGTAAATTGTATTTGTGTCTGTCATTATAATTACTATTGATTTATAGTTTTTAATTAATTTCAACTTTATTTATAAAGAAAAATCAAAAATCAAAAATCAAAAATCAAAAATCAAAATAAATAAAGTTGAAATTAATAAATAGAAATGTTATTATACTATTATATACAATGTCAATTCCTACACGAATTACTATTTATCATTTAAAACATGTACTGCTTAATGCTAGTAATAAATCAATTACACCATTAGGAAGATGGTCGTCTCATGCGAATAAAAATCATGGTTTAATTGTAGACTATTCAAACGAAGACCATTGTGGAAGTTGTGGTGACTATATCAACAGTAAAAGATATAATGACACAAAAATACACAATATTAATAATAATAATAATAATAATATGAATGACTTGTATGAAATGGAATATTCCAGTATGATGGTAAATACTCCACATTAATATACGTGGGGTATTTACCGAATGGATTAGGTATATAAATTTAACGTCTATGTCTAGAGTTTCTTGAACGTTTGGATCTTCTTGATTGTTTAGAATTTGTAGATTTGTTTTTTTTTGTTTTGGGTTTTCTGCTAGCACGATATTTTTTACTGCGTTTATATTTCTTAGTAGACTTGCGGTTTTTATAATGTCCTTTTTTCTTATGTGTTACACCCCGTCTATTTCCACCAGACAAGCTATTTATTGTATCACAAAAATTTTCATTGATCTCACGAAACTTAGTATCATCACGAAAAGTATTATCATAAAATATTGCTTCACCTAAATCTATGAGTACTATATTATCCGAGTCATCTATCATTACATTCTCGTTATTTAAATCATTATGATAAAGACCTTTTTTTTTTAAACATTCATTTATCTCGTATAGACGTTCCTTTATCCTTGCGCATTCTTTTTTAGCTTCATCTTTCTTAAGATTACTATATTTATCTGTTACAGGTTTAGCTTCTACGTAACTCGTTTTAATATAAAAAATGAAGCCAGTTGGGACATCAGAGTTTAATACGTAGCCATAGCTTATTATTTTCGGCATGTTAAATCCACATTCTTCATGAACTTTATTAAATTCGTTATGATAGAATACTTCCTGTAAAATTTTTTTTAATACAATATCCGAATCAGATGAATATTCATAAATGAAACGTTTTGTAAAAGTAGATTTTCCAATATTATCATCACCAATATTATCATCATCACTGTCATTTTTATAATACGTTAACCTTATCGGTAAACCTAGATCAGTCCCAGGTTTCCGTACAAATTGTCGTTTTACTCTGCTAGGATTACCAATTACGCGACCGAATTTTTCTTCAATTTGTTTATCATCAATATTTGATACCGTTTTTAATAGGTCATTTAAATTTTCATCAATTGTATTAAAATTGTTATTATTTGGACTACCCTTTTCTGTTTCCTGACTACTAGCTCCTTCAGAATCAGTATTACCAAAATCATCATCATTCAGTAATAATGTAGGCGGACTCTTACTTCTATACGCCATATAATATATACTATATTGATAAATTATATTACGATTTTAATAGTTTAACGTTTAGAGCTTTTAGATGTTCTGTGTTTCTTATGTGATTTACCACGAGCCTTATTAGAACGTCTTTTATGTGTGCGTCGTTGTAAAGCAAATAATCCAAAAGGTACTAAAGCTTTTTGTAAAAATCCGCCCTTTTTGGAGGAACGAGAACGAGAACGAGAGTGTCTTCTTTTACGCATAGTTTTGGAACCACAGTGACACTTTTTGTGAGATTTTTTACACTTGCGACAATTGCGCTTTTTGCCACCAACTTGAGGTGTAGGTAATTTATTTAAGGCAACTTGATTTTCTACGTATGTTGTACCGCTAGTTGATTCAGTAGTATCAGCGTCGGGTGATTGTTGTGAATGGGTTGTCATTATACACTATCTGGATAAAATATTTTATTTAATAACATGATAAAATATTGTATTATTTATATTTTACAATTAACGTCTCTTTTTATGGTGACTAGAGTGTCTCTTTCTTCTCTTAGATGAACAACCTTTCATAGAACGCTTGGATTTGGAACGCTTAGATTTGGAACGCTTGGATTTAGTGTGACGACGTTTTCTACCTCCAGACATGGATTGATCAATAAAAGATGAAGCTGAAGAAGCTACGTCGGTAGCTTTACTAATTGCTGATGGTGCTGGTGCATTGGGCATTTGTGTACTATTAGTTTCAGTCATTATATACGAAATGGTTATATATTATTATTTCAAATACCAGTTTTTTAAATTGTTACGCAACAATAAATAAAATATGCCTAAAATTAATAGAAAACTGATGATAACAAATATCAACGATAAATATATATATGGGTATATTTCTTGAATAATAAGACCAATTAAGGGTTTAAAAAATTCCTTCATTTCATTTTTTACGTCTTCTCTTCCTAAAACAGCCAAACATTGTTCAATAATTTGTTCCTTCATTACTTTAACGTATAAAATAAATATAGATATTTTAGCGTGTTATTTTCCGCTATATTTTATCTATAATTTTTAATAATGGAACAAGAAATACACTTTACAGACAGTAATTTTGATTTTTCACAAATATCTATTTCCCAACCAATATCGGTTCAAGGTGGTGCTTATTTCACAAAAATTAAATGTAATACGGCTCCCCTCTATATTCAATTGCCCAAATGTTTTACGAAACAAGGCTTAAACGAAACGAATAAAAAGGCATATATTGATTTGATGTTTACGAATGACGACTACGAAGTCGTAGAATGGTTCGAACATTTAGAAGAAACTTTAGTAAATCTGATTTACGAAAAGAGAGAATTGTGGTTTCAAAATGAAATGGATAAGGAAGATATTGAAAATTTTTTCAACCCTGTATGTAGATCATTTAAAGGTGGTAAATTCCATTTAGTACGATTCAATGTTCCTAAAAATAAAACAATGAATTCACAATATCATTGTAATGTCTACGATGAAAATGAAAATGTCATACCTATTCAAGAATTGAATGAAACGCATGCTATTATACCGTGTTTAGAAGTCCAAGGCATTAAATTTTCAGCTAGAAATTTCCAATTAGAATTAGTAGGAAAACAAATTATGTTACTTAATAACAGGCCATTATTTAATTCTTGTATTATAAAACGTCGTCAAGATAATAATGGTATTACACCAACGCCTATAGAATCTCGTAAAGAAGATATAAAACCCAAAAATATATTACACGAGACGATAGATGGTGTTATAGGTGATACGGTAGATGATAATGTAGGTGATGATGTAGGCGATGATGTAGGTGATGATACAATTAAAGGATTACAGGCCAGCATTGTAAATACTTTAGCTAATAATGAAAATGAAAATGATAATGATAATGAAAATGAAAATGAAAATGAAAATGAAAATGAAAATGAAAATGATAATTCATTTATTAAATCAAATGAACAATTGGATAAGACAATATGTTTAGAAGAAACACAAAAAGAGACAGGTTTAGAAGATATTACAAATGATATAAATATTAGTGACGGTAAATCAAATATAAATTTAAAAAAACCGAATGAAGTTTATTATGAAATATATAGAATCGCAAAAGAGAAGGCAAAACAACACAAAAAAGCATCCATTACTCATTATTTAGAAGCAAAGAAAATCAAAAATACATATTTGTTGGATAGTTTAGACGATAGTGATCAATCAACTGAATTTGATAGCGATACAGATACGGATATTGATTCTGTTAAAAATGAAATAAACGAATTTATAGAAGAATTAAACTGATTCTTTAGAAAGGTTTAGAGTGAAAAAGCAAATTAATGTAAAATATGTTTCTATTTATGAAAAATATTTTATCCTTTATTTTATATAATGGACTTCTTAAAGAATTTGAAAAAACTTAAGGTTGAACATGTTGTTATTCTCTTAATCGGTGCTTTTGTATTATACTATTTAATTAGTTCTTATAGTAGCAATAAGGCTATGGGACCTGAGCAAATGTCAAGTCGTGATACACAAGCAATGTATAGCGCACAAAACGCACCCGGACTTCAACAAGCCAGTGCTGTTGAACCTTCTCAACCTATGGGACAAAACGAGACCTACGCTCCTGCTACAGGTATGTCCACATCAAGCCAAGGATTACCTCCTTCTTGTTCCCAAAAGACATCTACTGTCGATCCCAAGGAACTTTTACCTAATGATACTAATAGTCAATGGGCACAATTAAACCCTGCTGGCTCTGGTGATTTGGAAAATGTTAACCTTCTTCGCTCTGGTTATCACATGGGTATTGATACCATTGGAAATACATTGAGAAATGCTAATTTACAACTTCGTTCCGAGCCTGCCAATCCTCAAACCAATGTTGGTCCTTGGAATAACACAACAATTGCTCCCGACACTATGCGTGTTCCTCTTGAAATAGGTCAAGGTAAGCAATAAATATATTACGATGGAAAAATATAAATAACTAGTTACTATTGTAAACAATCAATAAATTATTATAATTTATATTATATTAATTTATTATAGATTAACAAATGAAGATACGTATCAATATGTTTGGGCTAATAATTATACTATTTCTTATTTTAATTGCTCTTAAAATGTATTCCGATTCAGATGAATTCAATCTTAGATGTATTGTATCAACTGTGGATGGGAAAAAATATTGTGTGAGAGAGAGAGAAAACATACAAAAAGCCTCCAATCTTTTAGCCAGAACAACTGAAAAACTAGGATATTTGGTTGAAAATGTTGGTCAACGATACCCTGGTCGTGAAAATGTAAATAGATTAGTAGAAAATTTCAACCCTACTACCATAAAAGAAACATTACCTACTAGTGAATACACAGCATATAGTGAAAATAAGGGAGAGAAATTAGCATTCTGTTTAAATAAAAAGAAAAAGGAAAATAATAACTTGATAGATTCCAACACACTTATGTTTGTAGCCATTCACGAAATTGCGCACATAATGACCCTAAGTGTAGGTCATTCTGAAGAATTTTGGAATAATTTTAAATTTCTTCTGGAAAACGCAGTAGAGTTGAAAATATATACACCAGTTGATTATAAAAAGGAGCCTGAGGGATATTGTGGTATGGATATTACGGATAATCCATATTATGATATGTAATTATTACCTACAGTAATTTATATATAAAATAATATGTTTATTTTATATACATGAGTGATATTTTCAAAGTAATATATTTAGACCAAACAAATAATAAAAATATGACCGTTTTTTTTGGGGATAAAGGTGAAATAGATGTTGGTGAATTGTTTACAGACGATAGAGATAATGCTTTATTTCAAGGATTATTTAGTAAAGACCAATTGGACATGATTGTAACAGAAAATATTGGTGTTACTTTCTCAAAACAAAAACTTTATATAGACGATACAATTGAAACTGTCAAAAAAAAGATGATTATTTCTTTTAATGAGGAAACCGTGTCTACACGTTCAGGAGAGAAAAATGTAGACGAGGTTTCTTTTGACGAAATGTATTTATTTTCAAAACAAATCCAAATGTTGGAAAATTCCCAAATATATGAACGTCTTACACAAAACGGAAAGTTAACATTAACCCAAGATGTTTTGTCCCAATTTCTCTCTAATATAAACAATATTAATATGGATGATATTTCAAAAAAAGATGTCTACTCATATGATGATATTATTGCGTTGGATTTAGCTACAACCTCTCAATTAGTAGATATACCTATTGGTCAACGATTTATAACTGGGGAAAATATATATAGATATACAATCAACCCGTATCGTTTAATTAGTTATGACAAACTACTTACTACAAACGCTGATAACTTAATTACAACTACAAACAAAGATTTATTACTCACTGATGGATTTTTATTAGAAAACACTATTTACTGTTGTTTAGCAAACGACGTATTTAAATACGTAGCCTCTAAAAATATATCACAGGCAACTACTAGTAAAGTATATTATCCTTTTTTAAATAATAAACAAATTATGAGTGAAAGTGACTTGCGTAATCAAAAATATGAATTGTTAGACGAGAACAAAAAAATACTTACCAAGAACTTCAAAAAGCAAGTAGATAATATCAGCTTGTTTCATAATATATATGAGAATAGAACAAGTGAATTGAAATATATTGAACAAGGAGTTCAAATGATGGAATTTACAATTAATCAAGACGTTGAATTTAATGTGCCTCTAGAGGTTATATTTAAGTTAATTCACAGTACCAAAAAAATTCCTCTCATTAAATATAACCCATCATCTAGACAGGAAAATATATATCGCATTTATTGTAATAAAACTGCGAAAAATGGTAAGAAAATACCCTATTTATCAAAACCAGTTGTCACAAAATTAGTGAAAACTCTTGGACAATCAAAACGGGTCTCTTATTATATGGAGTATACAGAAAATGGGAAAAAAACACCAATCATCATTGAATTTGATAGTTTTGCTAACGTCTATGTGAAAATTGATTTTAAAGAGACAAAGGCAATTTCCAATATAGAACAAATTATTATCAAAACCGTAAATCCAGTTATAGAAGTTATTCAAAAACATTTAAAATCCAGTGGTTATGACATGAAATCGTTCCAAAGTTTTTATGATAAAAATATTGAAATTAGCAATATGCGTTATTATTCCTATATTTCCATTGATAAAAATATAAACGTAAACAATTTATTAGGTTGCGTTTCAAGTGTATTTAATGTTCTCGTTGGAGAATTAAAAAAGGGCATTGTCATGCGATACAAACGTGTTTCTAATTTTAATGAAATGGATAGTCAAGAAGCATTTATTGTTGAATTAATGAATAGAGCAAACCAAGATGAGGATATTGTAAAATTATTAATGGATAATTTTGATCTTAGTGAAAATGAAGCACAGTTAAAAATAGCGGATATATTAAATAATTTACAAGTAGTCCAATCATTAAATAAAAAACGGCGATTAAAAATAAAAAATAATCCAGGATTTCTAACCAAAATAACACAAGATGCTTTTAAACAAAATATCACAATTGAAATGGAAAATATTAATAATATATTTTACATATCAGAAATTCCTATTTATATAGATTCTTTAATCCGCATGACACAATCGCCTGAAACAACCAATGTTGATATATCTACTATTGATGGATTATGTAAAACACATAAAGTAGAAGATCATGAAGAGATTGATGAAATAATTGCTCCTTCTGAAAAGAAGTTAACCGAAAATATACCTATAGCCATAAATGATGATACATTAACAGTTGGTGAGCAAGCTTCCAAAGTAGTGGATAGATCAGTAAATGTTTTAGATTTTTTATTTGATGACGATGATGATGACGACGATGATGACGATGATGACGATGATGACGATGAGGAAGGTATTGATGTAGAACCATATATGAGTGATGGAGCTGATGGTGAAGGCATAGACATAGATGTAGATATGGATGATGGAGACGACGATGAAGATGAAGGCATAGACATAGATGTAGATATGGATGATGGAGACGACGATGAAGATGAAGGTATTGAGGTAGAATTATCAGGAGGCATGAATGACGAAAAGAGTGATTCTAATGTAAAAAATGTAAAAAAACTTACGAAATTAGTAGTACGCGACGAAGAAGATGTTTTACAAAAAGATATTACAGGTATGCCTATAGCAGATCCTAATCCATTTTTTAAGGCAATGCATGATAAAGAACCGACCTTATTTTTAACTGAATCTGATGGCAAATATAGTGCGTATTCGCGCGTATGTCCTTGGAATAAACGCCGTCAACCAGTGATTTTAACCGACGACGAAAAGGAAAAAATAGACAAGGAACACCCTGGTTCATACGATCAAGCTATGAAATATGGTTCTGACCCCGATAAACAATATTGGTATATTTGTCCAAGATACTGGGATTTAAAGAACAATACTAGTTTAACAGACGAAGAGGTAAAAAGTGGTAAACATGGGGAGATAATTCCTCAAAAATCAAAAAAAGTACCAGCGGGGAAAAATATCTGGGAATTTACAGATCCTACATATCATAACGACAATGATGGTAATTATGTCAATTTAAATCCTGGATTCCTAAAAAAAGATGTACATCCAGACGGTGCATGCGTGCCATGTTGTTTTAAGTCATGGGACAAACCTGCTCAAATTAAAAGAAGAGCCGAATGTAATAATGATAATATACGTAATGATAAAACTAGTGATCATGACGATGATTCTGAAAATGAAAATGAAAATGAAAATGAAAATGAAAACGGTAAACCAGAAAATATAGATATAGCCAGTCGTGGAAAAATAGCACATAAGCCAGACGTAGATGAATATATCAAGGGTCCTGATAAATATCCACTAGAAGAAAACAGATTCGGTTATTTACCATTTATTGTACAAAAATTTATAAATACAGATAATAAAAAATGTCAAGTGAGTAATATAAATAAAAATTTGAAAAAACAACAACCGTGCTATTTAAGGAAAGGAGTAGAGAACAGCAAAAATAAATCATTTATCTCTTGTATATCTGATATTTATGCTGAAAAGAACGATAATAAAACACTTACACTTACGGAGTTTATTAATGATAAAATAATTCCACTTTTAACCCCTGACAATTTTGTCAGTCTTCAAAATGGTTCTTTAATAACTGAATTTCAAAGTGCGAATTTAAATGAGGTAGATATGGAATATGATGAACAAATGAAGGAATCCCGTATTTATTTACAATTAAAAGATAGTGACCCAATTCATTTGAAAAAAATAGCAAGTGCTATACAAAATTTCACGACATATTTAAAATCCAAGGATAGTCGTATTGATTATACTTACCTATGGGATTTAATATGCCAACCAAATAAACTATTATTTAATAAAGGTATAAACCTGGTTATTCTTAATTTGCCACTAGACGATATTACCTCTAATATTAATATAATATGTCCTACAAATTATTATTCAATATCTAAATATGACCCTAAGAAAGATACAGTATTTATTATTCAAAAATATGAATATTTTGAGCCTATCTATATTGTTATTGATCAATCAAAAACAAACAATGTTAGCCTAGCAACTACAAAATTATATACACCCGAATTAATCTCCAAAGTTCCTCAATTGAAGGCACTTACAAATACAATTCAAGATATATACAAATCTATGTGTAAGCCATTATTAAGTATGCCCCATAGTTATAAACATAAAGAAATCCGTTTTAAGCGAAATCTTACGCTTCAACAATCCATTGACATTTTAAATAAATATGAATTTACCATCAATAGTTTAGTCGTAAACTACGATAATAAAGTTATTGGATTAAATATAAGCAAAGTATCTAGTTCTAGTTCTAGTTCTAGTTCTATGTCCGGATTTATTCCTTGTTTTCCATCGGGAATAATAACCTCTTATGATTTAGTTGATTTGGACAATGAAGAGGAACAGAAGACTTTGGAAGAAACATTACAATTTTTAAAGACTGTTAGTGATGTAACTAGTGGAGAGATATTATGTAAACCAGTTGTAAAAATTCTAGAAGATAAATTAGTAGTTGGATTATTAACCGAAACGAATCAATTTATTCCTCTAATAGAACCAGAACAAGATAATGATCAAAGTATAAAACATAGCATTGATGATGAAAACTTTTATCAAGTAGATAAAATAACACAAACAAGTAATAAAATTGATACAGAACGTGAAAAGTATGTCCGAAAAATAAAATTGGAAACCGAACTGTATAATGCGTTTAGAAATAAACTAAGGTCTTTATTAAATAATTTTAAGAACAAGAAGATTAGAGATGAAATGAAGAAAATTTCTGACGCAAATAACATGGTTTACTATTTACAATTAGGAAAATTAATTGAAATGATAAAACGCATTATGAAGGAAGATGTCGTTTTTATCCAGACAACTACTACAAATATGAAAAATGTTGAAGATAGTTTGAAAAAGGGCGAAATTATATTGATACCCAAATTGAATTTATTAAGTAATTTAGATAATGAATATATTTATTATAGTAAATTAGCCGACGAATTAATTCGTTACAACCGAATAAAACAATTTATGTTCAAGACGAAAGTATTCCTTTCCTTTTCAGATATAAAATATGATTTAAATCACGATGAAATTATTCTATTACAGTCATTATTGACCGGTGATTATTTTGACGATTTAGTACCTGATATTGCTAGTAAATATATTTCATTTAATTCTTATGATAATGTTGAGCCAAACAAAAAACAAAAATATGACAACGAGTATATTGCCCCTCTAGATAAAACAGTTACTGATGATATTGGTGTTCAACCAGATAATAGCAGTATGAGAAATGTTATACCCGTCGTTAGCGATAAGGCAAAACTGAAGATTTATCATACGTGTCCAGTTGAGGTTAAGAATGTATTTGCAAAACTAAAAATGAAATTTAGAGGTGGATACAGAGATATTATTTTTTCAAATGAAAGTGCTATATGTAGCTTTGACATTGCTCTGACAATATTGCGGAATACGGGTTCACCAAACATTACAAATAATGATATTAAACTAGCGTTAATAAAAAAATATGAAGAGTTATTTCAATCTTATCCTAGTGAAATAGTAAACTTGTTTAATTATTATGGTTATATTTCTCAATCCAAAGATTTGGCCAAAAGAAAATTAACAATTGAAAATTTGATTATGAATGAAACCTACCATATGACAAACTTTGATTTAATGATAATATCAACTGTATATGATATACCAATGACATTTATTGCTCCAAATAAGTATCATGAGAACCAACGTGAATATTTATCCATGAATATAAAAAATGGAAAAACATTTATTATTAGAACTTCTGGTGTTAATAAATATAAGATAACTGTGCCCAAATTTAAATTATTAATAAACAAAGCCAAGGAAGGATTATTGGAAATACGTGAAGTTGCCAGAGACGTCTATCCAGGATGAAATAAATGAGCAAGAAAATGACCTGATTTCTCTATTACAATCATATAATAAAATATTAGATGAAAAAGAAGAATAATCACAGCGCAAATCATATAACAATCATATATGAATAAATAATAATATTATTTCAAATTATTATTTATAGTTTATGTAATTTATGTAATTTATGTAATAATTTTATACAGAATAATTATCATCTTCAAATTCTTCCATTTCATGGTGAAAATTATCTACAGTATCATCATTTATATTACTATCAATTGGTTGGTCTAATTGTAATAATTCTATAAGACTATCAAATTGTCCGTTTGATATATCATCTACAGCATAAGTTTCAAATGTAAATTCAAATTCAGCTATATTATCATCATCGTCTATATTATCATCTATATTGTCATTATTACCAATATTATTACCAATATCATTACCAATATCATTGCCACTATCACTATCATTACCACTATCAATATCCATAGAATTATCATCTATTATATTTGGTTTATTTACATGAATTTCATATTTATTTTTTATAATTGCCTTTTCTTCATTGGTAAAGGCATGTCTTCTGACAATGGCTAGTATACCACATATATTCATGGGAATTATTATTTTGTTAGTATTTTCAAAATCAGGAGTATTACTGTAATTAGTTTCATTGATTTTATCTATATAATAACATTTATTTACTAGCGAAATAAGTGAAGGACGTGGTAAATAGATATTATTTGGAAAAAAAAGTGGCATATTATCATTGTAGTACAAACAACTAATATAATACAATTTTTTTAATTGTGTGGCGATAATCTTACGTCCAAACATGGGATTATTTTTATGAAATAATCGTAATTTATTCGTTAATATATTTTGATATTTTATCAATAAATCCTCCTCGTACGAATAATTGGCTAATAAATATAATTTAAGATATGGTTCCATTACTTCAAGCAATATACTTTCTGGAAATCCAACATCTATGTTAATGCGGTATTTAATTCGTTTACGATTGAATATATCAATCATATTGTATATATGGCTCAATTTTTTTACGTTATTAAATAAATGACAGTTTTCAATTATATATTTCTTAATGATTAATTGGTTATGGTCTTCAAAATGTTCCAAGCAAAAGTTGCTTTGAAAATACCGTGAAAATAATATTGGCATTTTTATAGATGTGTTTCTAGTTGTATAATCTAAAAAAAAGTATATATTATATAAATTTGTACTTGTAAATGGTATATTGTTCCATGGATTTTTTATTTCCTTTGGATCTGTAAAAAAATTAAATTCATAGGATAGTGATGTATTTATAATACGTATCAAATCAAAAATAGAAAATTGATGTTTTACTCCCGATTGGATAATATCTATCGTATATTTCGGCGACATTTCACTCAACAAATTAAATTGTAAATCTTGTTGGTCAACTGAATATTTTTTGGTTTTAAATAAACATATATTTTTAAAACGATAAAGTGCCATCATATGCTTTTGAGTAGCAGAAAAAACGGATAACATATCTTTTATATCACTGTCAATTGTATGATTACATTTATAATGTAGAAAGTTGTCTAGTATAAAAAATTTGAAGGCTATATATTTTTTCCATGAATAATTATTACTAGTTTTAAATACACTTGGTATAAAATATGTTGAAAATAATAAAATATTTGATAACGGGAAACCATTACAACTTTTATTACGTTTATTACGTTTATTACTTTCTATTTTTAATACTTGTTTAAATATTTCTTCAAATACAATCATAACTTATTATATAGACAATAGGTTATGTTTATATGATTATTACTATTACTATTACATGGTTAATATTTTTATTATACATTCTTATTTTTACATACTTATTTTTACAATCTTGAAAATTTCTAGAATTCAATATCATAGTCATCGTCATTATCACCTAGATCTACTGTCTTGATATTCAATGTATTAGTATCTATAGTCAATTGATTTACACTACATTTATCACCTGAACCACTCGTTCCTTCAAAGGCACTATCAATGATTTTATTTCCATCTTCATCTTCCTCATCATCAACTGGTTCTTGTTCTAGCATCGCATTCATGTCAGCCAATACTTGGAACGACGATGTTCCAAAATAACCTTGTTGACCACACATTACGTTCGCTGATACACCACGCATAGGATCCAGTTCAGCATGTCTCGCTGCCTTCAGGAACATTTCCGGAGTCTCCTCAAAAGATGCCTTGGCGATAGGTCCAATATTATCATTATTAATACCATGTCTAAATATGGATGTCATTTTGGCATTATAGCACATTCTATCACATAACATGCTGAGATGATGATAATTAATATAAGTACTATCAAATTCAATAACTTCTGTAAGTTCCTGGAAAATCGCATTTCTTGCTGCTTCAATACCAAATGTACGATAGATTTCTTGAATATCATTACTTACTGTACGATTGACATCAATATAATCAAGTGATAAGATTTCAAGAAGATTTGTACCAACTGTATCAAGAACCCAACTTTCCTTCTTATTATAACGACCATTTTCCTTAACAACGGTATCTGTTATCTTACGTAAAATGACCTTGTCTATGTTTTTAACACCACTGAGAACAATATTGTTAAGGAGATTGTCTTGGAAATTTTTCAATAAATAGATTTCATCTGATTGATCAAGAGGATTAACTGCTCCCAATGTCTTTTTTCTGCTTGCTGCACTAGAAAGCAAATTCTTAAGACGTAATCTAAAGACTAATTTGTCAGAATTGTAATCGGAATATACGCATGATATTTCATCATTGAAACTATTGCTAATGGCGAAATTAATATCATCCATGGTAATATTCTTCTCAAGCATTGATTCCTTATCCATTTCCATTCGTAGAATCCATTTGGACTTTTCCTTATTATCACCAACGCGTACGCCACCACATTGGTCAACCATACGCTCAAATTCGTAGTATTGTGTTAACGTATCAACGTCTTCGTCAATAAGACTATTTAAATCATCAGGGTCAAAGCAAATATCAATGGAGCTTACAATTTCATTCAATTTGGTATGCTCAATTATTGGAATTAGTTTCTGTGCGTTTTCACGACTTCCTTCCAATTCCTTAGGAATATAAATAGTGACGGAAGGATTTTTAGGATTATCCGATAAAGACAGAATTTCCTCAATTCTTGGCACACCACGTGTCACATTGGACTTGGACGCTACACCAGCAAAATGAAACGTATTAAGAGTCATCTGTGTGGTAGGTTCACCAATAGATTGTGCTGCAATCATTCCCACCATTTCTCCAGGTGCGACAATCGCATTCTTATAAACAGTAGTAATCATCTCCAATAAGCTGATGAGCGTTTTTCGGTTAAATCGCTTCACTGTTAAAAGTTCCTTGGGAGACAAGTGAAAGTAATACATTACCTTGAACAATTCAGTCGGCTTGGCATAAACAATCTTTTCAAGATTTTTGAAATTATTTTCAATCAAGGTATAGGCCTCAAATGGGGTAATATCTACCATTGAATTCTTGTTAATATGTTGCATGCCTTGAATATTATTAATGATGTGTTGAAAGGAAACTGGAATATGTACCATCTTGGCATCAGTATTCTTGAAAATATTCTTTACAATGCTGTCACGTGATTCAACCATATAGTCAATATATGACTTGCTTTTTGTTAATAATTCAGCATTTTGCTTTTTCATACGACCGACTGCTCCCTTAGTATAAGGTGTCATGAAAGCACTGGTGCTATCACTCTCACTAGGTGTATGGAAATGAGCGTAAATCTCTTCCAAACTCATATCTACTAATGATAACAATTGGTTTTCTACACGAACTGTATCAATGCCATCATCGCCGTATTGAAATTGAACAATCTTTTGCTTGTTATTTCTAACAGTCATGTCATACTCTACTTTCAAATCTTCCAGACCCTTAATAAGACGACGTTGAATATATCCAGTTTGTGATGTCTTGACTGCTGTATCAATAAGACCAACACGACCACCCATGGCATGAAAGAACAACTCTTCAGGCGTTAATCCGGAAATGAATGAACTTTCAACAAATCCACGAGCCTTGGGTGAATCGTCAAACTTGGTATAGTGAGGCAAGGTTCTATTTTCAAATCCATATGGGATACGCTTACCGTCTACAGTTTGTTGTCCTAGACATGAAATCATTTGGGAAATGTTAATATCACTACCCTTTGAACCAGCATTTACCATAATAACGAAACGATTACCTTTGTCCAGACTTTTACGCCCAATCTTACCTGCCTCGTTTGTTGCATTATTTAAAATGTTGGTTACCTGAGTTTCAAACTCTTCGTCATTAGATTTTCCCGTTTTATTCTCAAATATACCGAGATGTGTTTGGTCAATCAAATTCTTGACATCCTTTTTCTTTGTTGTAATTGTTTGCGCAATTTTTTCATTTGTTTCTGCGTCAGCAATTAAATCACTGATGCCAACACTATACGCACTCGTTTTCATGTACTCGGTTACTACATTTTGTAAATTATCCACGAAATCAGCAGACGCCATATTTCCGTAATAATTACAAATTCGCTGAAGTAGACCCTTTCCACCTCCACCGAGCACACCCTTTTCCATTTGCCCACGCACATATTTTCCTGCTACAATCTCCAATACATTGTTGGACTTGCTATAGTCTTCTTCGTCACCAAATAGCTTTGTCTTGTATTTCATTGTTAATGGGGGCATTATTTGTGACAATATGTCAAAACTTGATACCTTCTTTTTATTTTTTAATGCGGCAACATCCACTTTGTTGAATGACATCAGTAGATTCATTGCCTCTTTTTGGTCAAAATTTATATCTGGTCTTGTAAAACGATATGCTCCAAGCAATGAATCTTGGAACACGCCTACAATTGACGCATTATTAGCTGGACTAATTATTTGATACGGCACTGCTGCCAAATTTTTCAATTCTGCCTCGGACTCTTCATCCTGAGCCATGTGTAAATTCATTTCGTCACCATCAAACGGTAACTCGTCACACTTTCATGTGACGCCGGACTGTATCTTAGGCGAGTTCAAGATGATTAGTCTATCATTACTCACCCACACCCGTTCAGTCTCTGAACGCCTATCATATCCTATCATAACGGACTTAGATAGTAACGCTGCTGATTGCCCAATCCTTAACATTATTACCATTGGGTACGGCTATTAACCGTGTTCCCCTTATAATGTTTCCATTACAGGGTGGTAGTTAAGGCTCTCAGGGGTTTCCAGAACAACAAGGTGTGTCGCAAATAAATCAGTGTATATTTTAGGTAAATTTATATTATTGTCAATATGATATTTTTTTATTTTTTTTAAATGTTCTGACACTTGAACTTTTATTATTTTATTTCCTTTTTTTAAGTTTTCTTGGCAAGAAAGGGGCATTGTATTTCTCCAGTTAAAAGCTAATAGTTGTTCATCTAAATTGTCCAAATTGAACTTAGATATAGGTATAACATGGTCTATATGCCATACTTTACCATAATTATCCAAGTTATAAACACTATTGTAGTTCATTATCCATGAGATATAATCATCGGTTGAACAACCTAAATATTCAATTGAACTTCTAGATTTGCGTTTTAATAAACAATTATAAATTCTGGTTCTTACATAACGCTTGAATTTCTCTTTCGGTTCATCACGCTCACAATCTATGCATTTTAACCGATTAACTCTAAACCTGGATTTATCTTTAATTATGTCACAATACCGACATTGTTTATTATTTAATCCAATGTACTCTTGTTCTAATAACTGGTTTGCTCGCCTTTCTTTTGCCTTCTTACTTTTAAAAACAGTCGCATTGTGTATAGCCTTTTTACGATGTTGTTCATCTTCATTATACAACTTTCGTCGTTTAAGGTTATTACAAGTCTTGCAAATATTTCTGTTTTTTATAAACATATTTATATTGTTCGTGTCAGAACATACGTTACATATTTTATATACGACAATTTCTTGATTCGTATCCATATATGTATATTGACGATATTTTTTTAAGTTAAAATTTTTAATATACTGATTTACTTACTAGGAGGTAGCACGCTTTTAACGCCTCCTGTTGCCAACATTGATTCTGCGAAATAAATTACAGAGACATTAGTCTATCGGCATTGTATGGTTTGGTGTCAGCAACATTCATGCGAAAGGTATCGCCTTTGAACATAATAACTGCTATATGACACATCATACTCATTCTATGAAGGGTAGGTTGTCTGTTAAACAGAATACCATCACCATTCATCATGTGTCGGTGAACAACGTCACCATATTCAAGTTGGATATTTTCTCTATCCGCATATCGTAGGGAAATTTGCTCCCCATTTTTCTTTTCCAAGATTTTAGCACCAGGATACTCGTCGGGTCCATTCTTGACCAATGTAAGAAGGAATGCTTTGTTATTCGCATTGACAGTAACCGGTTTTGTAATATTTTTAGCAACCTTGAGAGGAATACCAAGCTCCCTAATAGACAAGTTAGGGTCAGGTGTAATGACTGAACGAGCTGAAAAGTCAACACGCTTACCCATAAGATTTCCTCTAACACGTCCACCCTTTCCATTCAAACGTTCCTTGATTGACTTTAAAGGACGACCAGAACGTTGTGCGACAGATGCTACACCAGGAATTTTATTATCCACTTGAGTAGCTACATAATATTGAAGAACTGTGTGCCAGTCATCAATAATATTGGAATT